CGCGGTGGGTGTCGGTGAGTGCCAGCAGCCCGGCGGTGACGGCCAGGACGGCGGCGAGGTAGACGGCGGGGCGCATCACGGGGTGGGCCTCGCGGCGTTGAGGGCAACGGGGTCCCCGGCTGCCGCCCATGTCCGCTTCACAACGCGGTCGCCGGGCTTGAGCTTGCCGATGGTCGTGAAGTCGGACGTGACATGCAGCAGGTCGCGTCCGTCGTTCTCCCAGTGCTCGAAGAGCGTGAACCCGTGCCCCGCGAATCCCGCGTCAAAGTGGCGGGTCATGAGTTGGCCGCGATCCATGCGTTAGCGGCGGCGACTGCGCGAGCCGGGAACCACGGGTCGCCCCCTCTGGCTACGCGGCGCTCGTTGGTCTCGGCGAAGCGGTTGTGCAGCCCGTCGGGGCACTGCCAGACCGCGATGCCGTCGTAGACGCCGGGGAGGACGATGCCGGTGCATTCGGGGCCGTGCGCGCCCGGCGCGTGGCCGCTCACGATTCGCCCCGCTCGATGTGGTCAGCGCGATGTCCTGTCAGCGAGCACGAGCAGCGAGGCAGGCTGTCAGGATGTGTGGTTATCGGCCCTACGAGGCCCCAGCACTGGTCGTGGCGGCCGTGCTCGCACTGCCTACACATCGCGGGCCTCAATCCGGTCGGCGCGGGCGTCTAGCCACTGCCTGAGTAGGTGGTCGTCGGTGCGTTGGATGGCGCGCCACGCATCTGCCGCGTCCCGCACTGCCTTGGCCGCGATGGCTGGGGCGGCGGCTTCGAGGGCGGCGCGGACGCGGTGGGTCCGCTCGTCGCCCACGTTATGGTCGAACGCGGGGCAGCAGGAGCCGTCGTGATTGAGGCACTCCATGCGCTGCGGGTCGTGGAGCTCGTCGGCCTGTCGCGCCGCTTCCACCATGGCGTCGGTGATGAGGTCGCTCATCGCAGGGCCTCCCGTTGTGCGGTGGCCATGGCCTCGCGGACCCCGGCGGCGTAGTCCACTCGGCGCGGGTCGGGGGAGTCGCACAGCCAGGCCCACAGGCGCTCCAGGACGGTGGCGTGGCGGTGTCGGCGGGCGGTCATGCTGCACCTTCGATCAGAGCCTCAGGGGCCGGGTTGTAGGCGTTCTCGTCCTCGTTGCGCGGGATGTACACGCGGCCAGCGCCGTCGATGTTCAGGGAGCGGAAGAACTTGTCCAGGTCGAAGTTCGCCGGGTCGCGCGGCGAGAACCCGCCAGCGGGCACGTCGAATGCGACAGTGCGAACGCCGTCGATGTGCGGCTCACGCGGCGCCTTCCACGTGATGATCGCGTCGACCTCGTAGGCGAGGTTCTTCTCGGCGTCCACCTTCCATTCCTTGTCGGTGGTCGGCTTGCCGCCCTTCATGACCGTGACCTCGTTGTAGCGGGCGGTGAACAGAACCGGGCCACGGTTGCGGCGGGCGGCGTCGATGACTTTGCGCCACCGCTTCTTCGCGGCGTTCCACTGGTCCATCGTGATCGTGTCCTTGCCGCGCTTGCGGGACACGGATTCCTGCTCGTCGGTCAGCAGCCCCCACAGTTCGGTCATGGAGTCCAGGACGAGGGCATGGGGCTTGCCGTTGGGTGTCGGCTGGTCGACGGCCCACTCGACGGCGGCGAGGATGTCGGCCCATGAGCCGTCGTGCTCCACGATTTCGTAGCGGGCGCCGGTGATCGCGCCGTACTGGTCTGCGGAGCCTTCGCCGATCTCGACGTAGAAGGTGCGGTCGATCAGGTCGGAGGCGGAGAACTTCGATGCGGTGAAACTTTTCCCGCACTTCTCGCGGCCGGCCAGCAGCACGAGGGGCCATGCGGCCTTGCCGCTGGGCTTGCGGGTCGTTCTGGTGCTCACGGGTTGAGCCTTTCCTCGAGGTCGGTCAGGTAGTAGGTGGGTGGGGTGAGGACGTGGGTGCCGAGCGGGTAGCCGCGCCATGCGTCGGGGTCGTCGCGGAGCGCTGCGGCGCGGGCCAGGACGGTGCGGAGCTTGAGGTCGCCCGATGCGATGAAGTCCTCGTGGGCGAGCTGGTAGCAGGCGACGCCGTAGGGGGGCTGCTTCTCGACTGCGATGAGGACGCCGGGGCCGGGGTTGCCGCCCAGCCCGACCGCGATCAGGTGCCGGTACATGGCGGCCTGCAGGTCGTAGTCGTAGTCGCGGACGGAGGCGAACACCTTCGCGGGGCGGGCGTCGGTCAGGCTCTTGAGGTCCACTGGGACGAGCCGGTCGCGGACGGTGGCAAGCTTGTCGATCTTGCCTCGGATGGCGACGCCGGTCGCGGGGTCCTCGGCGAACAGGGACTGCTCGACGGGGCCTTCGCGTTCCAGCCAGCCGCGTGCCGTGGGGTGCGCCAGGACGGCCTCGGCGGCGTCCCGTGCGGGTTGCAGGTCGGCCGTCTTGATGGGGACCTGCCCCTCGGCGTAGGCGGCGTCACGCAGGGCGCGGGCCTCCTTCGTGCGGTAGCTGTCGTGGGGGATTTCCACCACGTCAGCGCCGATGCCGAGCACGAGCCCATGGATGACGTGGCCGATGTCGAACTCGGTCGTCTCCTCGCGGTTGGCGAGGCGGTGCAGGTAGTGCTGCGGTGAGCGAAGGAGGAGCTTGCCGACGGAGTAGGACAGTGCCGGGTGGGCGTGATACTCGGCTTCGGTCATCGGCTCAGGCATCCCACACCCCCAGCAGCCACTGCTCGTGGTGTGCCTCGTGGCGTCGCTCGGCGTCACGGCCCATCTCGTGAGCGACGGGCACGTAGACCCACTGGCACACGCATGGCCCGTCCAGCTCGGCTCTGGGTGCTCCATGCTGGGCCAGGTGGTGCGCCGCGTACGTCTCCAGCGTTGTGCCCTTCCGCAGCCGCTTGGGGGACGCGGTGCCGCATTCGCAGGCCCAGGCGACGCGCCGGGTATAGGTCTCCTGCTGCTGCGTCCACGGGTCGTCGTGGGTGCGCTGCTCGATCGTCCACGTGATGCGGCTCACGACTCGTCTCGTTCTCGTCTGAGCTCGTCGCGGTCGTCGGCGATCTCGCGCCGGATCTCGTCCAGCCGCGCCTGTCTGGCCTCGAAGCGGGCCACGTCGGCGAGTTGGGCCTCGACGTCGGCCTGCAGCGTGAGCACGTCGTGGTAGAGGTCCGTGGGGACGGTGCCGCCACGGGAGACGGGGCCAAGCAACTCGACCTTCGCGGCGAGCTTGGTGGCGGCGTGGGCCAGGTCGGTGGGGTAGATGCCCATGGGTCAGCCCTCCTTGAGCTCGACGGGGATGATCGCCTCGGGGAGGTAGCTGATCTGGTACCGGGTGCTGCTGACCTCGGCGCCGCTGATGTCCTCCACCACGTAGGTGACCGTGGGGGTCAGCCCGACGAAGTGCTTCTTGAAGCGGTTCTCGTCGACCTTGACCGTGATTTCTAGCTGCGAGCCCTCGGAGTCCACCTCGATAGAGAAGTTGCCGATCAACTCCAGTTGCGGCTTGTCGGTGATGGTGTTAATGACGGCCAGGCGGCGAGTCACGTTGAAGTTCTCGGCCTCGGTGCTGACGTTCTGAGACACGCGGTCAGCCTCGGTGCAGGCGGTGAGCGATCCGATCGCAACAACGGCGGCGACGGCCATGATGGACGTACGGTTGGTCATGTCAGGCTCCAAACGGGGTGAGAAGCGCGGCCAGGTAGTAGGCCACGGCGTAGATGACGCCCAGCGACAGCAGCCCCCAGGCGATGCGGGCGGCGAGGATGGGGAGCGTCACGGGGCGCGGCGCGAGTGCGTAGTCGATGGCGCGGTCTAGGCGTTCGTCGAGGCTCACGGCTTGGCCGCCGAGCACTCGGGACACAGGTCGACCATTGGGCCACAGGTGCCCAGCTTCACGCGGGTCCAGCCGGCTGCTGTGGCCACCCGGCGGGCGGCGGTCTTGGTGTGTGCCAGGATGATCTGCCCGCTGGCGTGCCTGACGCCGTTGAGCCTGTAGGCGGCCAGGCACTTCACGCCGTTGTCGCAGCGCATGCGGTACTCGATGGGGGTCAGCATCATGCGGCCTTCCGTCGGTTGCGGAGGACGCGCAGGACGCCGGGCCGACCGTCGGCGATATAGGCGTCGAGGAGCTCGGCGTCGACGTAGCCGCGGGTGGCCTTGATGTGGGGCACGGCGCGCGCCCAGCGGTCGATGGTGGCGGGGGAGCGTCGGGCGTGCGCTGCGGCCTCGGAACGGGTTAGCCAGGTCATGCTGCGGCCTCCCCATTGATGACGCTGAACAGGTGGTCGAGCTTGGCGCCGAGCGCGAGGCAGAGGGCGGCTTGGAAGCGGGGGCCAGGCTGGGACTTGCCGTTGATGACGCGCGAGACGGTGGAGGGATCGACGCCCATGGCCCGGGCGAGGGCCGCGTCGTCTTCCAGGTCCCGCGTCTCTCGAAGCGCGTTCACCACATCCCAGCGGACCTTCAAGGTCGGGTGTGTTGTGCTCATGCAAGAACGGTAGCACCCACACGTGCGCAAGCACAACCCTGAACAGATAACGCGCTCTAGGCAACCAGGGGTGTGCTACGCCATCGCCCCCATCCGCTTCGCCACTTCGGCGTCGCGCGCGTTGTCTGCGACCTGGTAGATCATGGCGACCGCGGCAGTGGTGTGCCCCAACCGGCGCATGACTTCCCGCGTGGTCGCACCGCTCTGCGCGGCCAACGTGGCCCCGGTGCGGCGGAGGTCGTGGACGGTCATCTCCGGCCGGCCGATCGCGGTGGCGGCCCTCTTGTGCGCGGCTCTCAGGCTGGTGTCGTGCATCGGCGTCGTCGGCGTCTTGCCGGGCCACAGCAGCTCTTCGCCGGTGCGGTCGGGGTGCTCGGCGTCCCAGCGTGCCAGCCATACCGCGAGGCCCGCGACGATGGGCGGCGGGACGTGCACCACGCGCGCCCCTGCCGCGGTCTTGGGTGCGCCGATGTGCCAGCGGCTGGTGCCGTCGGCGTCGCGGATGCGGGACACGGTGCGGGCGATGCGGACAGCGCTGCCGTCGTCGGCGAGGTCGCAGCGTCTCAACGCCCGGAGTTCGCCGGAGCGTAGCGAGCACCACGCGGTCAGTCCCAGCGGCACGGCCCAGTGCTCGGGCAGCACGGCCAGGTATCGGGCCAGGTCGTCGACGGTGAGCGCGACGCCCTCGTGCAGCGGTGTGGGCCTGCCGGCGCCGCGGAGCTTGGCCGGGTTGCGGTCGATCAGCTCGTCATCGACGGCTTCGCCCAGGATGGAGCGCAGCAGGTTGTAGGCGTGCCCGGACTGGGTGCGCGGGCCGAGGTTGTCGCGCCATGCCCGGATCGCGGCGGGGGTCACGAGGTCGAGCGGCAGGTTGGCGATCTGTGCCCCGTCGATGGTGAGTCGCCACAGCTTGCGGTAGTAGGCGGCGGACGTGGGCCTGATGGGGTTGCGGCTGCGGTGGGCGCGGCGGTCGATCACCACGGCGCCGTAGTCGCCGAGGGTGGGCAGGGTTGCGCGGATGGCTCGGAGCGCGGGCGGGGTCCAGTGGCCTTGGTCGACGATGCGCTCCTCTTCGATGAGCCAGTGTTCGGCGTCGCGGTCAGATAGGTAGGTGCCGGTGGGTGATGTGTGGCGCTGCTTGTCTGGGCCGATGTAGCTCGCCTGCCATCGGCCGGAGGGTAGCCGGCGGAGCTTGCCCCATGTGCGTCTTGCCATGCCTCAAGGGTACGCCCGCGCGTGCCCCCAGCGTGCACCGCGTGCCCCCCGCGTGCCCCTTATATGCGTCTTGATGCTTGCGTTTGCACCGGATTGCACAGCGCCCAGCTAGATCAAGTTTCCGCCAAAGCCCTAGTCAGAGGCATATAGCCTAGTCAATGGCCGGTTGGTGGGCGATATCTCGTCGCGACCCCGGGAAGATTCGAACTTCCGACACTCACGGCTGGATCAGGCAGAATCGGTCACGTCGTGCCCCCTGCGTGCCCCAGCGAGGTCCGTTCGATTCGGGCCAGAACGCACGAAACGCCCCCAGCCTCACGAGGAGGCTGGGGGCGTTGGGTCGAGCGGGGGTCAGGAAATGGACATGACGGGCTCGACGCCGACGACGAGCTGTGCTGTCGAGTCGCGCATAAGCCCGGCCGCGCCGGTCAGCATGGGCCAGTAGTCCGTGAGCAGATCCGTTCCCGGCGTGGTGGATGTGAACGTCACCGCGTCTGTCCCTGCCGTGCCCCCGGTCGTGTAGCCCGCGAACGCGACGGCCCTGATCTTGTCGGCCACCTGAATCGCGGCGTCGCCCGCCGCGACACTCACGGAGAACTGCACTCCGTTGAGCCACACATAGACCAACCCGGTCGCCGTTGCGGGGGCCGTGATTGTCAGGGTGGCGGTTTGCAGCGGCGTCGAGGTCCAGCCAAAGCTCAGCTTCGAGGCGATGCCGCCGTTGGGCCGGAGGAGACTGGAGCCAATCAGCCCCTGATTGGATATACCGAAGGCGCCCGCGAAGATGCCGCCCGCCGTGTCCTGCTGCCGCGACCAGTTCTGTCGGATCTTGTTGCCGGTCGCTGGCATCCTGACGGTGTGTAGCTCGTACTTCGCCGGGTTGTCGATGTCGGCGTCCAGCATCGGGAACTTGACGTAATGCAGGGTGTCGTAGGCCGTCGACCCTCCAGCTTCGACCATCGTGAAGATGCCGTCCTTGGTGAGGATGGCCCCGTATGCCACGCCCGGCAGGTTGTCGGCAATGATTTGGAATTGGCCCAGCGTCTTGTCGTATCGCACAAACGCGCACGGATCATTGTCGGTGAAGTAGAAGATCGAGTTGCGGGCCTTGGTGCCGAGATTCGCACCCATGACCGTGTTCGTGGTCCGCAGGTGCTTCGAGTCTCCCCACGTGCCGCCGACCAGGGGCGTCTTGCCGACGTTCGCGCCCTCCCCGACAGTGCCCCCGGCGATGAGCGTCCAGGCAGCCCCGCTGTCGGTGGACTTGTACCAGCGGTTGCGGAACTCGACCCCTGCGTCGCCGCTGGTCGCGTAGACATGCGTGCGGTTGAACGGGTCGAACCTGACGGAATGGAAGTGCGTAACGTCCGCGGTGAGTGCGGCGTTCCACGTCACGCCCGCGTCGGTCGTCTGCATGATCCTCATGCCGTTCACCTCGTCGCCGCCGACGACATACTCGGCATAGACGAACGTGTTGTCGTCGCCGGGCTTGCCGTCCATGCTGTGGCAGCCGTACATGCCATGGATGTCCGTCAGCTCGGAGATAAGCCTGTACTTGAGGTCGTAGATTCGCAGCACCGCGTCACGCTCATTCCCGGACGGCACCCCTTGCAGGAGCATCCGTCGGTTCATGTTGGTGACCTGGAAGGTGGGGTGGAAATCCAGCGTGACCTCTCGCACCCAGTTCTTGCCGTGGTCGCCGGACGAGTAGACCGTGTTGCCCATGTCGATGCTGAACAGCTTCGGGTTCACTCTGGCGTCGAGCGCGCTGGTGCGGAACTCGTGCTCAAGGAAAGCCGCCCAATCGGCGGTGGGCCGGATATTGGTCCGGTCAAGCCTGCCCTGCCGAAGGTCGTCAACGGTCAGCAGCGAGGTCGGCGTGGTCCCGACCCAGCGGCTCGGGTACTTGTTGAGCAGCGCATTCATCTCGGCGAGGGGCGGCTCGTTTCCGGCGCCGAAGATATCCGTCAGGTCCAGTATCAGTGCATAGCGGACCTGCATGACCTTGCCGTTGGCCGTGGCGGCGTCGGCGTAGTTGTGCTGGATCGGGAAGTTCAGGACAGCGTTGGGGGTCGTGTAGTTGGGTGTGACGTAGGCGTTGGCGATCTCGTACCAGGAGTTGGCGACGGGGTTGTCGACGTAGAGCCCGCCGCCGCTGCCCCCGTAGTTCGAGGATGGCGTGACCTGAATGCGAGCACAGGCGCCGTTGGTGACGCGGGCCTCGAGCTTGTAGTACATGACATGCCCAGGCTTGAATGCGGTCGAGATCGACGTGCGAGCGAACGGCAGGGCTACGGTGCCGTTCGCCGTGTTGGTGAGCACGTTCCCAGCTGCCGCGTTGGTGGAGCCTGTGGCTGTCCAGCCGGTCGTGGTGGCGAAGTCGCCGTTGGGGATCAGGTTGGCGACGGGGATGGCCAGGAAGCGTGCGTCATTGCCTGCCGCGAAGGTTCCCGCGCCTGTGCCCACCGGCGGTATCGCAGGGACCCATGCCGTCCAGGTGACGCCCGTCTTGGTCCGCGTGTGGGTCAGCCCGTCATGGCGCACTGCCCGCTGCTCGGTGACTGTGCCTGAGGTCATCACGAGGATGTTGCCGTACCACGAGTCGGTCGGGTAGTGCAGTGCGAGGGTGCCGTCCGTGCCGTACCCCTGCCTCCAGTAGCCAGCGGTGATAGCGTCGAGGTCGGGCGGGATGGCGTGGTCGAGCAGGACGGCGCTCTTATTGACGGCGCCCGTGAGGGTTGCTGCAGCATTGGCGGCGCTGGTGGCCGCTTCGCCCGCTTTTGTGGTGGCGGTTGCAGCTGACACTGCGGCCGCATCGGCAGACCCGGCGGCTGCTACGGCGACAGCGACGGCAGCCTCAGCCGCCGCGACCTTCGCATCCCACGAGTCAGGCACGAGGACGACGCCCCCGGCTTGGGTGCCGACGGACAAGAGGGTGTCGAGGTCGATGGGGGAGCCGTCGCCGGTGGGGAGGACGAACGGGCCCAGGATGCGCTGGCTCACGATCTTGTTGGCGGCGGTGAGCGCGATGAGGGTGACGGTGTAGGTGTGGGTGTAGGAGCCGGGGACGGACACGTCGAGGATGGAGCCCTCGGCGTCGATGAGCCGCCACCCGGGCAGGTCGGTGACGGGCAGCTCAACCGTGATTTCGGCGCCTGCGGTAGACGTGACGGTGCGGGCAAGGCTCGGGAAGCGCCAGCCGGTGGCGCCCCAGATGAGGCCACGCGACGACTGGATGATGGCTTGCAGGATCAGCGGCTCGGCGGACTCGAGGGCGGTGGCGCCGCCCATGGTGACGGCGCGGGTGGTGATCCCAACGGGGTACGGCATGGGGGGCTCCTAGCGGTTGAAGCGGGTCAGGGCGTCGGCGAGCGACTGGATGGCTGCGGTGCTGGCGGTCAGCGCGGCGAGCGCGTCGGGGGCCAGGGTGAGCGTCACGGTGGGCGTCGGCACGGGGACGGGCTCACTGTCGGGCTCACTGTCATCAGTGACGGGCTCAGTGACGGGCTCACTGTCGTCAGTGACGGGCTCAGGCGTCGGCTCAGGCTCGGGCGTGGGCTCGGGTTCGACGACGGGCGCCAGAGCCGTGGCCCAGCGCTGGAAGGCCATCAGCGATGCCCGTTCAGGTACCGCTGGAGGGCGCGGGTCGTCGGGCTGATGGTGTCGTCGGTCGGCTTCCAGATGCCATCCACGCCAGCCCCGGTACGCTTCTGCAATGCGCGGATCGCCGACGGGTACAGGATGCCCACGCCGTCATCGGGCAGGCCCAGCCACACCTTCATGGCGCGGATGGTGTAGTGGTCCAGCTTGCCCGTGGTGGCGACGCTGAGCTGCTGCTGCAGGCGGCGGAGCGTCTGCGCGCCGAGCTTGCCGTCCTCGGCGATCGCGGGCCACGGCTTGGGATGGTAGACGCGGGGGATGGTGCCGATGGAGCCGGACGCGGGCAGGCCAGCGGTCTTGGTTGCCAGGTAGCCGGGCCAGGTACGCAGACGGTAGGCGGACGAGTGGCCGGGGCCAACGTCGGGGCCGTTGCTCGACAGCCCGTCGCGGCCGTAGCGGTAGCCGCGCTTCACGCCGTTGACGATGTAGGCGATCTGTCGGCGGGCGGCCAGCGAGGCGGCGCCCCAACCGTTCGGGACGACGTGAATGTGGTAGCTCGAGAAGCCCTGCGCGCGGACACCCCACTTGGCGACGCTGGTGGTGCGGAACGAGGCGAAGTTGCCGCGCTTCCGCTGCGCCAAGATGAACGCCGTCACCTGCGCCAACGTCTTGCCACGCACCGAGAAGTCGGCCGCGTCGCCCGCATGGGTGCCGGCCGAAGCGCTGACGCTGGTGCCGTTGAAGCCGCCCTGCGTTAGGACGAAGCCGGGCACCTCCTTGTCGACATCGATCAGCGAGTCACGGAAGCCCGCCGAGAACTTGCCGCCGCGCCACCACACGTAGCCGGTGGAGGCCAGCGTCGAGACGCCCGTGAGCCGGGCCGGTGCGGTGTACAGCGGTTGGCGGGTCGAGCCCAGCCAGGGAACCTGCGGCCAGCGCTTCTCAAGCTGCCGGGCGGCGACGTAGTACAGCGAGCCGAGCACCGTGGTCAGGAACACGTCCATGCCCTCGGGGAGCGGGATGTCGAAGCCGACCTTCGCCAGCAGCCACACGAGCCCGGCGATGACGTAGGGCACGATGGTGCGGATGATCGCCGACACCTGCGTGGGGATCACGGCCGCGTCGTCGTCGTCTGGTGTCCGCTCGTGCTCGTCGGCCTCGGCGGGGGACTCGTCCAGCGGCACGTCGGGTGCCTCGTCGGCCAGCTCGTCGAAGATCAGGTCGTCGGTGCCGTCGGGCATGGTCAGGTCGTCGCTCATCGTTCCTCCAGTTGGGAGTAGGCGGGGTCGTCGTCGTGATGCGGGGTGCGGGGCGCCCAGTGGGGGCGTCGTGGTCTCGGCTCGGGGCATCCGTCGTCGGCCCAGTTGTGCAGGCGCTCCACCTCGGCCTCAGCGCGGCGGGCACGCTCCGCAGCGGCCAGCACTTCGCGGGCCACGTCGCAGCACGGCATGGGCTACGACTCCTCGCCGGCGGGGTGATGCTCCACGCGGCGCAGACGTTGCAGGATCTCCCCGTGCGCGGCGCGCTTGTCCTGCTCGATGCGGTCGATGGTGCCGGAGACGATGAGTTGCGCGTCGGCCAGGCGGGCCAGGTGCTCGCCCATCGCGTCGATCTTGCGGACCAGCGCGTCGTGCGCGCTCCCGTCACGGTTGGGCTGGATGTGGTAGCGGATCTCCTTGATGGCCTCGGTGTGCTCAGACAGGGCCGTGGTCCAGCCCGGCACTAGCCCCTCGATGCCGGCGACGCGCTCAGGGATGCCCGGCTCGGCCGGGTAGCCGGGCCGGGCGGGGCGGCCCTGCCATGACTCCAGGAATTCCTCGATCTGACGCCAGACCGCGCGGGCCCGCTTGAGTGCGGGGCTCAGCGCGGAGCGCCACAGCCAGATGCCAGCAGCCATAGCGGCCACCACCCCCATCAACTCCAGGGGCAGCCACTGCAAGACGTACCCGGGCGGCACGTCAGAGTGCCCTTGACTGCACCCGTGCCAGATCCCGCACGGCCCGCGCCAGCACGTCGATCCCCAGGAATGCCAGATCCAGACCCAGCCCGGCGTTGGCGCCCATCGTGGCCGCGTCGTACTTCCTGACGGCGGTGAGGGAGTCGAGCCCGGGGACCGCGTCGTCGGGGCCGATGAGCGCATCCAGGGTGCCCACCGTCGCGGCGATGGATTCCCGCAGCGCCCGCTCCTCAGCGGCGGCGGCCTGCTCCTCCGCTTCGATCAGTTGCGCCAGCACGATTTGCAGCGTGCGCCGCTCCTCCAGTGTGACGTTGGTCAGGTCAGGGAGCGCCATTGTGGGCCTCTCGTGTCGGTGCTCACTCGGCCACCAGTCGCCAGCCGAGACGGATCGTGGGGCTGCTGGAGTTGATGTTGATGACGCGCACGTTGCAGGTGCCGCTCACGTAGGAGCCCATCCCGACGGTCGTGTAGCCGTCCGATGCGCGCAGATCGATGGCGAACCCCCAGCCCGACGGCGGCGCGAACGGTGCCGTCTTGGCCAGCGACCATGCGTAGATGGGTGCCGATGAGTAGGCGGGCGACGACAGCGTTTGCTGCGCCCACGCACCCGACGCGGCGTAGTCGGTGCCGCCGATGCGGATCGAGTTGGGCGGGCGGCCCGGCGCGTTGACGATGGTCACCGACGGGCCCTGATGCGTCACGTAGACGCGCTGACCGGCCGACACGGTGCCGAACGCGTTCGCCGCCACCGGCCGCGCCACCTGCTCCCAATCCGAATCCAGCAGCACCGTCGGCCCCGAACCGCTGACCACCGTCGCCCACTCGCCCCACATCGGCGCCGGCGCCGGGCGGGTGGCCTTGCGGACACTGCCCGCGATCAGATCAGCGGAGCGGCGAAGCTTGCTCAGATCCATGGAAGCTCCTCGCCTGCGGTGTAGATGCGGCGCACGGTGTCCTCGACGACGGCGCCGAGCTCGAGCCGGAGCCCGCGCTGCACAATGGCGCCCGTGATCCCGGCCGGGTGCGTCACCACGTCGCCCAGCCGCGTGCCGTCCAGCGGATGCGTGCAGATGGTGCGGCGCGTCACTGACTGCCGGTCGGCCAGCCGCTTCACGGCGATGGCATCGATCGCGGCTTGGCTTGTCGCCTCTACTTGCTCCGAGAACACCTCCTCGGGCCGGTTGACGGTCGAGAATGGGTCGGCGGGGTTGTCGTTCGATGCGCGGCCGATCAGTCCCGGTGTCGTCTCGTCGCCCGGCGCATACACGTAGACGACGTTGGGGATCTCGGACAGATCCATTTCGTCGTTGTACGAGGGGAGCATCTTCGCTTCGCCGGGCCCGTACACCTTGGCGATGCCGCGACCCTCGGGAGCCACGTACGGCCCCGCGGACAGCACGCCGTCGAGCGACGCGTAGAGTCCCTCGTAGCCGATGGCGTCCAGTAGTTTGTTGGCGATGGTCAGCCACGTGTCCGACGGCTCGAAGCTCAGCGCGGCCCGCAGCGTCTCGGTGCTCGGCTCAATGTTGGCGCGGGTTTCGCCCCGCGACGCGACGATGCCGACGACGGCGGCCACCACCGGGGTGCCCGCGTCGTAGGTGACCCACCGGCCACACGCCTGATTCAGCAGCTGGGTCTTGTCGACGAGCCCCAGCGTGGCGCGCGCCACCGGCCCATCGACCTCGACGCCCGGCTTCGTCACCAGCCACACCCCGAATTGGGTGCGGGTGTCGCCGGCATGATGCCAGATCGCCACACGGTCACTCAGCCAATGCGGGGTCAGGTCGCCGCCCTCAGTCAAAGCCAGGGAGCCGGAGCCCTGTACTGCGCGGAATGTGGACCACTCCAGCGAACCGGACCGCACACGGCCCAGCTCGCCCATCGAGTAGTCGTCCCGGTTCAGCAGCTCAACGCTCCACCATTCAGCCATTGACGGCCTCGGCGGTGAAGCTCAACTCCTGCCAGCCGATACGCGGATCGTCGCCCGGCATCCCGGTCAGCGACGCGGTGAACACGCGCCCCTTCGGGTCCCGGTACAGCACGTTGCGCCCGAGCACCACGGTGCGGTCCTGCGTCGTCTCCTCGTCCAGCCACACGCCCCGCACAGCCACAGACAGGGGCCGCCCGGTGCCGTAGTAGGCCGTACCCAGCTCGTCGCCCAGGTAGCGCTCTGTGACCCGCTCATGCCCGTAATCGGGGGACATGGTGAGGTTGTGCAGCAGCGACACCCGGCCGATGTCCGACTGCAGCCACAGCCGCGACGTGGCGGTGATGACCGGCTCGGACGCGCTGAAAGCCTCAGCGCCCAGCGCGGACACAGACACCGCCCGATACAGGGCTTCCACGTTCAGCGCCACCGTGTCGTCACCCAGGCCCGCATTGAGCGGCAGGTCCGCCAGCGACACCCATCTGACGCCGCCGTCGGTGCTGCGCTCGATGCGAGCCGAAACGGGGTCATCGGTGGTGGTGCCGTTGCCCAGCGGGTTGGTCGCGGCCAGTTGCACTGTTCCGGTCGGCTCGTCCCAGATCGCGGACAGCGACGGGGTGGCCGGGTCGATGTAGTCGGCGGTGCCAGACCAGGTGGCGCCCGACGACGTGAGCCCGGTGCCGCTGATCGCCCACACCGTGACGGCGTAGGTTCCGCCGTCGGCCATGATCGTGTCGAAGGTGGTGGTGAGCGCGGCGCCGGTGCCGGTCTTCGTTTCGACCCACTGCCCGGCGGCGGACAGATCCGCACGCCACGACACCATGGGCGCCGACTGTGCGTCGGAGTAGGTCCAGACGGCCGTCAGGCGGTTACCGGCGACGGTGGCACCCGACGGGCTGGTGATCGCCACAGCGGGCCGTGCAGCAACGCGGAAGGAGCCCAGGGCGGACCACGGCGACCAGTCAGCGTGGCCGCCCTTGGTGCGCGCCTGCCACTCGTAGGTGCCGGCCGCCCACGTCCCGGCCGTGACCGTTGTCGCGTTCGTGGTAGTGATGCCGCTGATCGTGGTCCACGAGCCGCCCACCAGCCGCCACTGCACCTCGGCGGCGGTCTGCGCGGTGCCGTCCGACGTGCGATGAATCCACGTCATGACCGTGGCCGCATCGGTCGCCACCACACCCGTGGGGGAGGTGAGCGTCGGGGCCAGCGGAGCCGCCAACGGAATCAGCGTGCCGGTCGCGGATGAGTAGGCCACCAGCGTCGTCGGCGCGGTGACGGTCGAGACGACGCGGTACTGGTAGTGCGTGCCGCCCACCAGGCCCGTGATGACGCGCGACGTGGCAGCAGCCGAGAACCCGACATGCCCGGCCACATCGGCCCACGCGGTCCACGTCACACCATCGGCGGACGTGCGCGACTGGATCGTCTGCGATGCGGCAGCCAGCGCCGCGACCGTCCACGACACGGTGGCCTCAGACCCGGCCCGCGACACAGACAGCCCGGTCGCCGCCGCCGGGGTCGTGTACACGTCCGACGTGTAGACCCACGCCGACACGCCAGCCGAGTTGCGGGCACGGATACGCCACCCCGCCCGATCGTTGGGCATCGACGTCGTGTCGGACCATGCACGGGCCGCGCCGCCCGGAGTCGCCGCCGGGTAGTAGTCCGTGTTGCCGTTCGACAGCCGCCAGCGCTCGACCTCGAAGTCAGCGATCGTGCCCGACGCCGACCACGCCAGATCGTGCCGGGCATCCGACACGCGCGTCACAGACACACCCGTCGGCGCCGACGGGGCAGCCGAAGCCGTCTGCGCCGGGATGCTGACCGTCGTCGAAACCGACGCCGTGAGCGAGGAGCCCACGTAGTCGACGCCCGTCAGCGAGAAGGCAAGCGTGTGGCCCTGCGCGCTGGTGGTGAGCGTCACCACCTTGGAGAAGGTGTAGATCTCATCCTCGCCGCCGGTGGCGACGTTGATGGAGACAGACCGGGAGCCGGACCCCAGCAGCGACCCAGAGTTGGCAAGGCTGTTGTTCGAGTCCGTGAAGCCGAAGCCGGCGCCCGCCTTGACCGAGCCCGTGACGGTGACGGTTGTCGCGCCCACGGCTGGCGTCGGGACGGTGTGCGTGAGCAGCAGCCGCATCCGCTGGTTGTCGGAGCTGTTCGGCGTCCATGCGCCGTACACGGTCGTCATCATGCCCCCTGGAGTTGTGCGCGGTGCTCGAGGTCGCCGATGAAGCCCAAGAACGCGTTGATGTCGCGGAAGGCGTCACGGGGCGCGGTGACGGTGATGTTGACCGTCTTGCCGCCAATCTCATGGGTCGGGATGACCTGCTCGCCGCCGCGCATCCGCACCAGCTCGGGGCCACGCTCACCAACCCACGCCAGCCCGGGGGCCGCCCAGTTGGTGCCACCCGCATAGCCGGGGATGCCCAGCTTCCCGAGCGCCCAGTCCTTCACCTGACCGATCAGCCCGCCGAAGGAGTCCTTCAACATGCCACCCCACGGGCCGGACAGTTGGCCCAGGTTCTTGACGACATCGCCGATCATCTTCGGGATGTCCAGCAGCCCGAAGCCGGGGACGCCGCCCTTCGCCGCCCCGGTCAGGTACGGCGTCGGATCAACCTGCTGGCCACCCCTGCGGACCTCGAAGTGGAGGTGGGGGCCGGTGCTGTTGCCCGTCGAGCCCACGTCGCCGATGTGCGTACCAGCCGCCACCACCTGACCGACGCTCGCCAACAGACGCGACATGTGCGCGTACAGCGTTTGCATACCGCCGCCGTGATCGATGATCGCGTGGTGGCCGTAGGAACGATTTAGGCGCAGCGCCCGCGTCACCCGGCCGCCGGTCAGGGCGGAGATGTCCTGCCCGATCGGTGCCGGGAAGTCCAAGCCGCCATGCCACTTGCCCGAGCGGTACCGGCCACCATTCCAGCCGCTGGAGCCCTGCGGAACGGGCCGCACATAGCCGCCGTTCGCGTAGCCCAGAAGCTGCGACTTCATCGATTCCAGTGCACGCCAGCCGCCGGCCAGCTGCACTTCTTCCTTCGTCAGCACGTATTCGCCGGCGTGAACGATGCCAGCCGGGTCCCACTTGCCGCCGTCGCCCGTGTAGCCGCCGTTGGCGAACGCCGAGTTGAGCGTCTTGCCGCCCGTCGAACCGCGCGAGGTCGAGCCCCAGGAGACCAGCGGGATCGCGCCCATGGCCTTGCCGCCGAACAGGCCGGTAACCGCGTTGATGACCTTGCGGAGCCCGTCGTTCCAGATGGTGCCGATCACGAAGTTGACCGGCTTGGCGGCGGCCTGCTGGATGCCAGACCAGATGGTGGCCCAGTGGGAGCCGAAGTTGCTCACGGCGTCGCCGATGTTCTTGAA